CATGATGTCCCCGTCAGCAAGGCCAGCCAAGTCAACTTGGTTATACAGGACGTTAGCGGTTGATTTGAACGCACCAATCAACGTACGGAAGTTGTCCCAGCCGCAGAAGATTACGAGGTCAGTCTTGGTCAAGATGGCCTGTGGAATTTGGTTGTAGATGCCGTCGAAGATGGCGATTGCGTTGCCTGTGGTGATACCAACAGAGGCGGAAACCGCACCTGTGTTACCGCTAATGGTTGAACCTGAAGCAGCGTTCAACAACTGGTTGACACCTGAAAAGTAGGTGTTGCCCTTCCAAATTGCGTTCTCCAACGCTTCTGCGATACGGAGAGCCTTCTGCTCGGAGAAAGCCTGCTCGAAAGGAACGCTCTCGTAGTTAGAGCCAGCAGTCAACTGGGTCTGCATCCAGTATTGTTCCAAGGAACGAGGGCACAAGGTTTCTTGCACTTTCATACGGCCAACGGTGATATTCCGCTGGGTGAAGGCAGTCGTGCCTGATGTAGTGTAACCGCAAGCATCACCGCTCTGCAATTGTGCATCGGTGTCCATAAGGTTGAGGGCAGCAGCGAACTTGATGCCCACCTGCTTGGTGAACAGGGCTGCTGAACGGGCCGAGAACACGGCCTTGGTGATGAGAGGAAGCCTCTCTTGGTCGGTGTAGGAGGTTAATCCTGTGAACGAATATGCCATGGTTAGTGGTGGGGGTTTAGGGGTTTAGTTTTTTTTGAGTGATTGGAGTGCTTGTGCGAGAGCGTTGAAGTTCTGCGAGGCTTGGGCCTTGCGTTGCTCAACGATTGCTGAACCGCTGGCCTTGGGGGCTTCGGCTGGGAGTTCGGAAACCTTCTCAACGATGTCGGCCATGGTTTCGACTTGCGATGCGAATGCAGACATTTTCTCTTTCATCTTGCCCATTTCAGCGTATGCTGCTTTGAGTTCTTCCATGATGGCTCCGAGGTGCTTGGCAACGATGGCCTCCACAACTTCGGGGGTCATGGCAGGATAGGCTTCTTTGATTTCCTCGGTTACCTCAACGGCTACTTCGGGGGTAATTTCAGCAGCAACAGGCAAGGCTTCGATTTCGGGGGTTGCTACTTCGGCAGCGATGACCTCAACGATCTTGCCTCCTTCGGTCTTGATTGTGCCAACGCCCTCAACGACGTGTTCGCCATCGGGGGCAGGGAGAGTGCCATCTTCGGCAACGACGTAAACGGCAGTCCCGGCAACGAGGTCGCCATCCACACGGACAACGGTGCCATCGGTCAACTTGTAGTCGGCAAAGGACTGCTTTTGGGTGCTGAATTTGCGGAGTTCAGTCCGCAGGGATTCGATTGCGTTTTTGAGATTCATAGTTAGTTGGATTTGTAGTTGGGTTGGATATGTTGCAAAAAAGCGGTTAATTCATCGGCAAGGCCAGCGAGTGCGACCTCCATTTCGGATTCGGTCTTGTCCATCCCGAAGAGTCCCTCAACGGAGAAACCCCGGAACAGGTTGCGGTTGTCCCATACCTCGTCGTTCTCTACCTTGAAGGACCCGAACCAAGAGCCGTCGGGGGTGTCCTCGTAGCCCTTGGGAGGCATGATACCACGCTCGGAGTCGGTGATGTAACTCTCAAACATAAACACGCCATCCAGTTCAGCGTTGTGGTAAGCGTTGACGTTGTGCTGGTTGCCTTGCTTGAAATACTTTTGGACTATCTTGCGGATGGTTGCTTTGTCGAATACGACGTAGTATTCCCCGTAGGTTTCGTCCTTTCGAAAGATGGGCGTATCAGCAAGCATGAGAGGCCCAGTAAGCACTCTCCGTTCGCCTGTTTCGGTGAACTTTTGTGGTGTCTTTGCGAAGGCTTGGAATGGCCGTTCAATCGCTGGCATATCGGTCAGGGCCACGAATTGGACCCCTTCATCCACCTCGTCCACGGTCATCCTATAAATGGGTAGTTCCATGCAGGTAAATGTGGTTAGGCTCCAAGAGTTGCAAATTCCTCCAACCTCCGTACCCTGCGAGTGCTTTGGGTGATGTCCCTCTCGACCACATAGGCTCGCATCGGTGATGAGCCTTGACCTTGGCCTTGACCGAATCCAGACAGGTCGGTAACGTTCGGGTTTGCGAAGATTGACGGGGCTGCTGCTGCACCCGGTGCGCCAGCACCTGCTGCTCCTGCTGGAACACCACCGCTATCCCCTCCGCCTGTAATGGCTTTGGCTCCTTGGATGCCAGCAGCGGTAATCGCTGCGATGCGTAGCCCTGCCCGAATCTTTGAAAGCGTGTTGTAGGCCTTGAGTTGTGCGACCCCTGCTGCTCCTGCGGTTATAGCATTGGCCGGGTTTGCTGCTGCGATGACCGCATTCGCTGCCATCTCTTTTTGCAGGTTGACGATGACATTGGCAATAGCAAGACCTTTCTCCAAGGCCAAGGCAGCAAGAGCAAGTCCCTTGCTTTCATTGCCAAAGGACTGCAAGATGCTTTGAACGGATTGCAAGGATTCAATCGTTACCTGTTGTTTGAAGTCGGCCAAGGCTTGCTCGTTGGCCTTCATATCCTCGTTGAACTTCTTGCGACGCTCCATCTCGGTCTGCACCGCTTGGGCGTTCAAAGCGTCCTGCTTGGCGTTCTGGTCAGCCGTAATCTGCACCAAAGCGTCAGCCGTTGTCTTGGCTTGCAGTACTTCGGTTTCAGCCATGATAGCCCTTGACCGAGCCTGCTCTTCCATCATTAACCTGCGAGCCTCTGCGGTCTTCCTGTCATCTTCTTCGCGCTTCCTGTTGGCCTGAATCTGCGCCTCGGTATGGGCTTCGTATGCATCCCGGTAATTGGAGAGGGCTGCTTCTTCACGCAACAACGCCTGCTCCCTTGCTTTCGCTGCGATGGCCGGGTCGGGTAGGTTCAGGAACCTGCGGACCGCTGCCGTCAGTTCGTCCCACTTGGCTATCAATAGACCTACGGCTGCGATGGCTGCACCGATACCCGTAGCAAGGAGGGCGATTCTAAACGCCTTCATCGCCCCCGTACTCGCACCGACTGCGGTTGCGTAGAGTGCCTGCGCTGCTGCCTGCCCTTGGGTTATTAGGATGGAGTCCTTGTTGAGCAGGTTGGCGACCTGTTGCACTCCAGTAGCAAGAGCCATCGCCCCTTGGACCTTGAGCAATGATTTCTGCAAGTCCTCGTTCTCGGACCCAAACAACGCTGCTGCACCTTGGGCGATTTGAAACCCTGCCGTTATCCCCTGCACCGCTGAAACAACGGTGTCAATCCTTACGGTGTCGCTTGCAAGGGTCTTGATTCGCTGCGAGGTGTCCCCGATTTGGTCTTTGAGTTTCCCCGCCTCCTGCTCCATCTCCTTAAACGCCTTCGTGCCTTCTTGCCCGGCCAAAGACATATCAATGAGCGTCTTTTGGAGTTCACGCAGACGCTGCTTGGCACTCGTTGTGCCTTGTGCCGTTGAGTCCTTGATTCCTACTTCGAGGACGATTTCTTTAGTTACTGCCATTATCCGGGGGTTGGTAATTCAGGGGTTACGGGTGGTTCGTAGTCAGGATCCGCTGGGTCGGGGTCGATAGGGCCGTTCGGTAATCCAGCAGGGTCGCTTGTTATTGGAACGCTCGTTACAGGCACGAACTCTGCGAGGTTGAGAATACTTAGGAGCGTTACCCGGCACGGCTTTGCTTCGCCTACGGTATAGTCCCGAATCTCCAGCAAACGCCAGCGGATGCCGTTGTAATAAATCGGCTTGCGAAAGTCAAGTTGGTAGATGTCCACGCAGTTCAAGAACACCGTCAACTCCAACTGCAAGGCTTCCTTGGAGGTCGTTTCGGTGATGTAATTGAGCCAATACTTGTTGTAAAGGTTGTTGTTCGTGTAGGTGATTGGCGTACCGCTTGCGTTGACTGCGTTGTAGAAAACCTGCCTCGGAATCCCAAAGGCAAGGTCCTCGGTCGGTGCATAGGGGTTGTCAATGTGGCTAACAAATGGAACATTGGCGACGTATTCGCCCGTAGCAAACGAACCGCTCACGCCTGTTTGATAGAACCAAGACGTTGTGCCTTGAGCGATTGAGTTGTATTGTGCTAATCGGTAGCCTGTGTTCAATTGCTTGACCGTACCGCTAACCGTGCTGCCTTCCAAGTCCCAAGCCCTGCCGATGACCTTATCGGTCGTGAATGAACCCGGTATCAGCGTTCCGGCCATGGTTTCGCAGACGAACTCGGATTTGCCGTAGAAGTTTTGCGTCAAGAACTGACGGCCTCCGTAGCCTTCCTTGGCGAGCGGATTGCTTGACTTGTAGGTCTTGGACAGATAATCGCCCATATCCTTGTACTTAAACACAAGCGACTTGTATTGGTTCGGGTCGCCATTGGTGAGCAACTGCTCTTGATTCTCGTCAACCTTCTGCGTCCAGTCAACCACTCCGCTGGAATAGAAGTCCTTGAACGGCTCAATGTATAGGAGTTTTGGATCCTGTGCATCGGGCATGAAGTAAAGGTTGAACATCTTTTGAAGGTCAACGAACAGGTCGCTCTGCTTCACGTCAGCAGGCAGGGCGGTCCGCATATCAACGACTCCGATGCTTTGGGGGTTT